ACTTCGTTTCATGTTATCTTGCTGGCCTATTCCGGGATCGCCCTAGTGAGTGCAGAGGGGTTACTACCCGGTCGAGTTCAAAAAGATTTGAACTCATTTATTTGCGTTCCTGATAGCCAACTATCCCTTCCGCCCGTAGACACATTACTACGATGTCATCTTGTGTTTCTAATTCTATGAATTTAGTTATTGAACCGCAATAAAGGTTTGATTTCATCATTTAAAATAATTAAATGAGTCAACTCCTCATTATGTTCCAACGAATCATTAATTGTTTCAACACTCATCAGTGTATTAGAGTTTGTTCCTAAAATGAGATTTGATATATCATCTGGGTTCTTTGTTATAAATTCTCCGGTAGACCTATCTGACAGTCCATTCTTCCAGGAGTATTTAAATCCTTTGCATTTAGCCAAAGCACTCAAGAATTTATTTCTATCTGCACCGCTATATTTGCTTCCATCCCCTTCGCTATACATTGAAAATTTTATCCAAATAGGATCATTAGAAATCATAAAATCTGTTTGAACATATCCGTTTTTTGCATCGCCTTTTATTGGTGTCAGGAAATGAACATTGTCTCCAGATTTACGCAAATATTCATTTAGTAAAAATCCATTCGATGTAACCCATGAATTTAATTTTTCAATCAACACAGATTTATTCTTTTCATCGATAACCATGTCTAGGTCACCTGATGAACTCTTTTTACCTACACTTCCGATTATATTAGAATGCAACTCTAGCGATGTGATTGATTCTAACCAATCTATCGTAGGGTTTATATCCTCTAGATTTATTCTTTGTGTTTTTTGTTTGAAAACATTACCGCCCATGGCTGATTCCTTTGTTACTGTAAGTTTATTGAATTGCAACATCTAAATCAAGCATAATTAACATGAAGGATAACGTAATGAAAGAAATAAAAAACTCCAACATAGACCTTTCAAAGGTAGTCACGTTCACAGATATTCATTATGGGATGAAGAACAATTCAAGAGATCATAATGCAAACTGTGAAAACTTCATTAAATGGATGGTTGCCGAGGCAAAGAAGACAGGCACAAGAACATGCATCTTCATAGGTGACTTTCATCACATCAGAGCACACATTAATATTTCAACACTCAATTATAGTGTCAGTGGTTTAAGACTTTTAAGTGAGGGTTTTGACCATGTATTTTTTATACTTGGTAATCATGATTTGATGTATCGTGACAAGCGTGAGCTACATAGTGTTCCGTATGCAAATGAATTTAAAAACATTTACATCATTGATGAAATTACTGTAGTCAATGATTTCGTTTTTGTTCCCTGGTTAACAGGTGATGAATGGCAGGAAGTGCAAAAAATCAAGCAACCCTGGATGTTTGGACATTTTGAACTACCCTCATTCATGATGAATTCAATTGTTGAAATGCCTGATCATGGTCAACTAAATCAGAAGCATTTTGAAAATCAGCAGATGGTTTTTTCCGGGCACTTTCATAAAAGACAAAACAAAGGCAAAATCTGGTATACTGGTAATTGCTTCCCACATAACTATTCTGATGCCTGGGATGATGAACGAGGTATAATGTTCTGGAGTCCAGGTAAAACACCTGAATTCATGACATGGCCTGATGCACCTACTTATAGGACTATGACCCTGAGTAAGGCATTATCTGCACCTGAAAAATATATCAATAATAAGACATATGCCAGAATTACCATTGATTTAGATCTTTCATATGAAGAAATATCATTCATTAAAAATCAGTTTGAACACGAATTGGGTGCAAAAGAAGTTCATATGATGAATGATAAGGTGCATGACGATGTTGTTTATGATTCAAATGTATCAATCGCTTTTGAAAGTATAGATCACATAGTATTAAACCACCTTAAAACAATTGAATCCAATTCAATTGATGTTCAGAAACTAATCAATATATACACTGGATTGTAAAATGGTAATTATCAAAAATGTGACTATGAAAAACTTCCTTTCTGTTGGTAATGTCACGCAGACCGTAGAACTTGATAAACATGGCCTTACACTGGTACTCGGCGATAATTTAGATTTAGGCGGCAATGGGTCCAAAAATGGAGTAGGTAAAAGTACAGTGCTTCAGGCTATCTCATATGGACTATATGGTGTTGCACTTACCAATATCAAACGTGACAATCTTATCAATAATATCAATAAGAAAAACATGGCGGTCAGTATAGACTTTGAGGTAAGTGGCCACAAGTATCGTATTGAACGTGGTAGAAAACCAACATATTTCAAATATATCGTTGATAACGAGTATGTTAAAACAGATGAAACTGACGAAGCGCAAGGTGAAAATAAAGAAACTCAGAAAGTAATCGATAAACTCCTGGGTATGAGTCATAATCTTTTCAAGCATATTGTTGCACTCAACACCTATACAGAACCATTCTTGTCACTAGGCGCAAGTAAACAACGTGAGATTATCGAGGAACTACTTGGAATAACTCAGCTAAGCCAAAAGGCTGAAACATTGCGTGATCTCATTAAGACAACAAAAACTTCTATAGAAAATGAAGAATTCAAAATTAAAACAATCAAACAAAGCAATGAAAAGATCGCTAACACGATTCGTGAATTCGAGAATAAAGTGAAGGCATGGGATAGCAGACATAATCAAGAAATTGTTGAGTTGCATTCAGCAATTGAAAGTTTGGCTAAACTTGATATTGATGCTGAAATCGCATTCCATAAAGACCTTGAAACTTATAAGGAGCTTAGCTCATGTGTGTTTCAATTGAAAAAAGATATCAATACTAAGCAAAGACATCATAGTCAGTTACAGACTCAATTGAATGGGCTAATCCAGCAATATACTCGAGCAGCAGATAAAGAGTGCCCAATGTGTAGCCAAAGTATTAAGGATCATAAACATGAAAATATCATGTCTGATTTGGAATCAAAAATTTCTCATTTGGATTCACAGGTTAATTCTGAAAAAACTGAAGTTGATGAACTCACCAATCAATTAAATGAGGTATTGCCTGTTTACGAATCAATGGTTGAACCAAAAACTTTTTATAGAACATTGGCCGAGGCACTTAATCATAAAAATACAATTGATCAACTTAACAAAGAGTTGGACAAGGCAGTTTCTATGGATAACCCATATAAAGATCAGGCGAAGAGTTTAACTAAGACATTGCAGGAAGTGGAATATGAAACTATTAATAATTTGACTAAAGATAAGGAACATCAAGAGTTCCTACTTAAACTTCTGACTAATAAAGATAGTTTCATTCGTAAACGAATCATTGATCAAAATCTTGCATACCTAAATACTCGATTGAGTGAGTATCTGTCTAAATTGGGACTACCACATTCTGTTAAGTTTACCAATGATCTGTCTACTGAAATTAGCATAATGGGACAGGATTTAGACTTTGATTCTCTGTCACGTGGCGAACGCACTAGATTGATTCTGGGGTTAAGCTGGTCATTCAGAGATATTTTTGAAAATACCAATCATGCTATCAATATGCTCTTTATTGATGAGCTCATTGATTCAGGATTAGATTTGACTGGTGTGGATAATTCAGTGGAAATTTTGAAAAAAATGGCACGTGATAGAAATAAAAATGTTTTCATTATATCACATAGAGATGAATTAGTTGCCAGAGTGAACACTGTTCTGTCAGTGATTAAAGAGAATAACTTCACCTCTTATGAATGGGATCACGAAGCGGTTTAAAACTTTATATTATTGAGCCATATGCACGGTAAATATTCATATGGCTCAATGGACTTATAATGGACAAGAAATAACTGAACAACCAGATGGCGTTGCCGGTTTCATATACCTCATAACGAATAAAACAAATAATAAGAAATACATCGGGCAAAAAGTTTTTCAATTCAAAAAAACAAAATATAGAAAAGGTAAACGCAAACAGCATTTATTAGTTGAATCTGATTGGGGGACATACACCGGTTCTAATGATGCACTGAATGCTGATATAGCATTGCTCGGTAAAGATCAGTTCACATACGAAATTATTCATATGTGTAAAACAAAATCTGAAATGAATTATCTTGAAACCAAAACAATTATTAACTCAGATGCATTGATTCGTTCTGATTATTATAACGATTGGGTTAAAATCAGAGTAACTCGT